ATTGCGCTATTTTCTACAACACGTCCAGATGGGAGCGTCGCTCGAAATTGCCAACTTATATTAGCGGATGGAGAAGTAATTTTAATGAGGTATTCAAATCTCGTGACATTATCAGAGGATTTCGATGAACCTTTACCAGATGGCACAACCGGGCTTTCTCATTTTGCAGTTGATTACGAGGTAGAATAGGAATGGATAACGAAAAGAAGCTCTCTGAAATTTCAAGGAAAGACTGGATTGTCTGGCAGTGGGCAGAGACTGAAATGTACTTTGGGGATACGGAGCGAACATTTATACGAGGGCAGAAAAGAACTCCTACCGAAGCATTACAGGCGGCGGAAGAATGGGAATTTTTAAAATCAGTAGAAGGTGAAGACGAAGCAGTAGAAAACTAATTTAACAATTTGGGGTTTCTCTTAGCTCGACGGGGCGAAAGGGAACGTAAGAAAGATTTAAGGCGGCTGGATAGAGCTATC